CATATTTCTTTATTGTAGTTTGCGATCGCCCCGTAGAGCGACCGCTCCTACAGTTTGATTAATTTAATCGTTTTTCTATATTTGAATAGATTTCCATACCTTCATCAGTTTTAAACCAATGTGCTAAAGCAGTGTACGGATGCTCATCAAAAGGAACTACCATTATAGGTCTATTATTTGATCCCCATAAAAAGTTTCTTTGATCTGAGCTTAATTTAATGATACCAAGCTCTGTAGCTTTGATACCAAAGTTTCTAAGTTGCACGTTGTCATCAGTAGCTAGCTCTAAGAACAAAGCAGGATTATTTCTAGCAAATACTAGTAAATCTCTTTTAAGCTCCTTAGAACTCATCTTAGACACATCAGAACCTTTTTCTACTCTCATGATAGCTTCTGCCATATCAATATCTAACTCTCTAGCCATTAGTATTGCATCAGCTTCCATTTCTAGTATTTCTATTTCATCAGCAGCTTCTACTGCGGGTTTATATTCTGTGTAAATATTTTCTCTGTGTGGGTGGTATAAAGATAATAACTTTTGTAAAACAGTTTTTTCTTTTTCTACAAACAAAGTGCCATTTCTAAAAATAACGTGAGCTAGTCTTTGATCTCCTTGCATTTCGTCAACAAATGGAGTTCTTTGGTTTTCACAATACTTTAGTTCTCTTTCGTAACCTTTCTCTTCGTCAAACCAATATACATTTGAAGATTTTAGCATGTAAGATATAGGTTTGGTTCTTGATTTTAAATTGTAAACTCTATCTTTTATTTCCCACTTTGGTTTTGCAGGTTCAACTTTTTTAGGTTTTGGTGTTTCAACAACAGGTGTTTCAACAACAGGTACCTCTACCCCTTGTGTTTTTTGTTTTTTTGCCATAATATAATATATAATAAAATTAATAAATAAAAGGACCGAGGCCGAAGCCCCGGTTCTTTAGTATAAACAGTGCTTATTTCAATAACATGAAATTGTTAGCACCTTGAGTAATTAAACATCTTTCAGTTAAGAAGTGTAATTGCATTGCATCTAAAGCAGATGTAGCAGCACCAACAGAACCAGTAACCCAAGACTTCATTCTTCGGTCGTCAGTTTGTGAAGCTCTATATCTTACGTGCAAGAAAGGTCTCTTCATACTTTGTCCAACAGTTTGATCATAAACTGAAGAAGTACCAGCAGGAATCATAACACCTCTAAGTGCACTAGCAGAATTAGCAGCATTAATACCACCTCTAGTAGATAAATCATTTAAGTATCTAAAGTCAGACTTGTAGAAGTCATAAGAACCTCTTCTGAAACCAGAAAAACCTAAGTTTAATGCCATATCTTCAGAGTTGTTGAACACACCGTATGATGTACCACCAGCACCGTAAGAATTCATAGAAGCTAACATATCATCCATAGCTAAGCTAGTAGATCTGTTAACAAACATCATGTATTCTTCAATAGCACCTTGCTTATCAAACTCAGCTAAGATAGCATCAAATTCAGCTAAATCAGTAGAAGCGTTAACACCAGTAACACCAGTAGTAACATTTCCTCTGTCTTCAATAGCATCAAATAAACCTTGAGTACCAACTAAAGTATCGTTACCAGCAATGTCGCCACCAAAAAAAGTATCAACACCGTTAGTTCCTGAACCTCTAACAGCCTCTAACATAGACATTTCAATATAATCATTAAAACGAGCTCTAGTATCAGACTCAGCTTTTAAGTACCACAAGTAACCTGACTGACCCATTTCAGTTGAAATTTCTACCCAACCAATTCTAGAAGCATCAGATCCTGAAACTTCGTAGTAATCTTTCATTATAATTGGTTTGTTAGTAAAAGTTGTAAAATTAGGTTCATTAGCCCCTCTTGTTTCTGCAACATGAGCCCCAGCACCAGTGTAGTAAGCAGTAGCTTTAGCGTATTCAGAACCATAAACTAATATAGTTGTAGACAAGTTAGTTGTAAGCGCTGCAATTGCAACACCATCGTAAGGTGCAACAGTAATATCAGCACCAGATACACCAGTAACTAAAGCTTTTGTAGTTGTGTTAGCGTTTGACACAATAACAGTGTCATTTAATCTAATACCGTGAGTTGTCATACCAGCTTCAACGATAGAACTAACACCAGGACCAAAATTCCCGTCGATGTCAGATTGAATAGTTATAACATTCTCAGCGTCAATGTCACCTTTGTAAGATAAATGTAATCTACCTTGTTCAGACCATACTACTTGATCAGCAGTCATAGCCTCTTCAGCCCCAACTTGTGAAAGAAATCCTGAAATAGTTCTCGGTCCGAAAACTTCAGCTTCTTTTTCCATTAGGTCTGGTACATATTGTTGTCCCCAACCTGCATTTGATGCAGTTGAAAGATCAAGATAATTTGTTTGCAGTGTTTGCTTTTGTGGAGCAGGTACACTATTCAAACTATTTCCTCCTGTAATTGCCATAATTTTGTAATTTTAAATTTGTAATTTATTTATTGTTTTTAATTTTAAACTTAAAAGTTGGAGAAGTATCATCGTTAAGCACTCTTACTTTAGGACCACTTGTGTTATCGTTAGAAAATGATTGCCTTGGGTCCATGTTTATATTTTTGGCCTTAGCAACACTGTCTTTCATAGCATCAGATTTTCCTTGTTCGTAAAAATGTTTAGCAATAGCGTCGGGATTCATTGCTGTAAAAAGAGATTTATGATAACCTTTAGCATCTGACATTTCATTATTTTTATTCAAGAACTTCTTGACAAAATTATTAATGTCACCTTGGGTTTCTTTAACCTCTCCAGCGTTCTTCACATTAAACCTATACTTCTTGTCTCCGACGTTGTATTCAAAACCTTTGAATTTATCGTTAAAAACTTCTTGAGTTTTTAATTTAAAAGTGTTAGTTTGTTTTTCCGCTATTTTTTTAGTCTCTTCCGACTCTTTGTTGTATCTATTAAAAAAGTCCCAAGCTTTTTGTTGTTCAGGTGTTAACCTAGAACCAGCTTTAACTTCTTCATAGTATTTAGACTTTTGCCCGTCTAAGTGGCTTTTAGCGTTGGCAACTTGCTCTTTTAACGCTATTTTTTTCTTTTTAATCTCTCTTTCTTCATCTATTTCTTCATCATATGAAAATTCATCTTCCATTAAAAAACTTATTTCATCTTCTGTTAAGTGAGATTTTGTTTGTTTGTAGTACTCTTTAAGAAGTGTAGTGTCGTCGTAACTAGAAAAGTCTTGGTTAAGTCTTACATAGTCTTCTAAACTACCACCAGTGTCTTCCATAAAATCTACAACTTTTTGTAAATTTTCAGGCAAAGCTTTTCCAGTTTCTGCAGATTCTAACATAGCTTCTTGAGCTTGTTCAGCTAAGTCTTCTACTTGCTCTTGAACTTCTTCTTCAGTAATTTCCTCTAATACTGCAGTTTCCTGTGCTTCAGTTTCCGGCTGTACTTCTTCTTGTTTTTCTGTGGTGTCGGTATCTTCAACGAGCTCAACCACTCCGCTGTCGTCAGCGTTATTTTTTGTAACTTCTTCTGTGGTTTCATTTTCTATTGGTTTGTCTAAGTTGACTACATAGTCGCCATCTTCGTTAATGTTTGGTTTTATTTTTTCTTCAACTGTCTCTACAGTTTCAGGTGTAGTTTCTTCAACTACGTTTTCTACGTTTTTTTCCATAATATAATATAATAATAATTAATAATTGTTATCTAGGGCCAAATGCACCTAAATCAAATCCACCTCCTATAGTATCATTACCTGCTGATTCAAAGTTTTTAGGTGCTTTTGCATTATTTCTTTGATCAATAAGCTCACTTTGTTGAGAAGCTTGAATTCTAGTTCTTTCGTCTTTACGATCTTCTTTTTCTTTTTCTTTTAAATTAATGTTTTCAGTTTCCATTTGCTTTAACTGCATATTCATTTGAAACTCTAGCTCCATTAATTGTTTTTTATACTCAACTTCTTGAGCTTGTTTTTGTGCATCAAGCTGGGCTTTCATTTGCTCAAGCTGCATATCTGTTTGAACCATAGCTTGAGCTTTTTGTACTTCAAGTTCTGCAGACGCTTGTTGCGCTTGTATATTAGCTTGTGATTGTGCTTGTATATTTTGCTGCGCAACCATTTGATCTCTTTCTTGTTTTTTCTTTCTACGTATTTTTAATATTTGATTTGCAAGCTTTACATTTTTAATTTCTCTAACATCAATAGCATCTTCAAGGTCTATAGTTTGTTGTTGCAGTGACATTTGTATATTGTTTTCAAGCATTGCTTTTTCTTCATCGTCAGGCATTAATTCTATAAATATACCAAAATCATATAAGTGTAAGTTTTTCATATCTTCTAATGTACCGACGTTATGACTACCTATTTGTTGTATGAAAGCATCTGCAGTTGGTGAGTATTCTAATATATCAGATACTCTAAGGGATAAACATTGAGCTACTTCTGAAGTTAAGAATAAACCAGACTGTAGTATATGTCTTGTTGCAGTATTAGAATTAGCTGCAGCTAGCTTTTGAACTCCAACTAAAGCATTTTTATCAGGTGTCGCAGCGTCTCTAGCTTCATTAAGCCCGGTTACATCTCTTATCATTTGTAAATAATAATTGTATGTACCAATTAAGCTTTGCATTTTTTGCCCACCAGAACCTGATTGTATTTCTTGTATTGGCACTTTACCAGGATTCATATCACCTTCACTTGTAAATGATCTACCAATTACAGACCCTGTTTGGAAGAACATATTTAAAGCTTCTTGTGGATTATAGTTTGTACCATTACCTAAATCTATTTCAGCTAAACCATCAGCGTCTAAATAAACACCGTCTGGAACCATACGCGATAACACTTGCTGTAGCTTTAAATGTGTAAGCTGTATCATATCAGCAAAACCAGTTATACGCTGCACTAAAGACTCTATACGACCTTTATACATACGTGGTGCTACAATAGCGTAGTTCATTTTAACCTTAGTAAAATCACTTTTAGGTCTCATCATGTTTTTGGCCATTTCCCACTTTAACAACTTGTCTGTTCCTAGTATTAAAGCGCCGTCATATAAACACTCTACAGATCTTTGTAATTTACCAAAGTTACCATCGTCTCCAGGTGGATTAAATGTATCATCTTTCGGTAATATTTTATCGCCACCAGTACCAGTTTCTTTTACTTTATAAACTTCGTTCATATATGTTTTATAATTAAAATATAAAACTTGAACTTTGTTATTGTCTTGATCGTTTTCGTTATAACCTTGGTTATAATTGCTTTTGTGATAATTTTTATTTTTAACTATATCTTCTAAGTCTTCATGTTTTAAATGTGGAAACTGTTTTACAAGCTCATTGATAGGTATAGATTTTACCTCACCAACGTAATATATATCATCAAAGTAAGGTGAATCAGTATGTGAGTATACTAAATCTGTAGGGTCAACATAATCAACAACAACTCCTTCAGAAGTATTAAAGCTAGTTTTTACAGCGCCTATACCTAACACTGTTAAGTCATAATAAAATCTTTTCTTTATTAATTCGTAATCACTACCGTCTAGCAAAGTGTTTATAGCTTGCTCTTCTGCTATTTCTACAGACTGCTTATATGTTAGCTGCATGTGAAGGTCTAACTCTTCTTGAGACTCTGGTAGTTTTTCTCTATCATTTTCATACAAATCAACACCAAAAGCATTATTAACATAATCATTTAACTCTTGCGTTTGCATGTCTCTTATTATAGAGTTCATGTATTCAGTTCTTTGATCTACACCATACGGATCTTGTGAATAAGCTTTTATGTCATATGTTCTTTCTGCAATACCATTTACAACTATATCAACAAACTTAGGTATAATAGGCACTGGTTTCCAGTCTAAATTAAGATAAGACAAATCACCATTAATAGATAACTCATCCTTGTATTTCTGTATTGATTGCTCACCTCTAGCGTACAGCCTTAAATTATGAAAATTATTATGATTAGTTTTATATCTATTAGAGCCTCTTTCAGTATGAAACCACTCAGCTTCAATAGCCTTAGCTACTTTTAAACCATAATCATAGCTCATTTTTTCCAGATCGCTTACAACTTGAGAAGGAAAATAACTTTTTACAATCATATTTGTTTTTTAATTAATTTAGATGTATTGCCTTTGTTTTCGTACTTAGCAATACTTATATTTAGTTTTGGTTTTTCTATTTTAGCATTTGGCCTATATAAATGTCTATTGTTAGCCATTATTGCTAAACCAGAACTTATAGATGCATCATGCTTTGTTCTTTTATTTATGTCAAACTTAGCCCAGTCATTTAATAATTCATTAAAATAACAATTACCAAAAGTACCATCTTGCGCCATACCTACGTGGCTTTGTATGTACATTTCTATTGCAGCGGCGTGAGCTTGTTTTATATCTTCACTTGAGTTAGGTATACCACCCACTTCTTTTTCTGCTACAGATAATTTATTCCATATTTTATCTGGTCTGTTCATGCTAAAACCCCTGTAACCGCGTCTTCGTAAATAGTACAATAGACGAGGTTTATTGTTCTCTGCTAATATAGGCATCCCGTAAAATACTAAAGCCATTAGAACATCTTCAAAGAACATCTCTGCGGTTTGTGGCCTAGCTAAATACTCTAAAAAAAACGTATTAGCTGGTGCGTCTTCCATACTAAACTTAGTTAGTCCGTGCAAAGCACCTTTAGAGCCTTGACCATCAACGGTGCCTGATATATCATAACTATCACAACCAAAAGCACCCATATGTTCGTTGCCAGGCCATTTAACACCATTTTTAACTACAACTTTGTTTTGTATGTTTGTTGGTGGTACCCAGCTTACTTTAAATCTACCTTTAGGGTCTGGATAAAATATTACTGTAGAATCTTTAATACCGTTAACCCATTGAAAATTACCTTTAGTAATACCTAATGTTCTAGACATTTCCTCGTTGTAATCT